ATTATAACTTATTGTGCAAGCCTATCTTTGAATCGTACTTGTAGGTTTTTCCAATCGCACATTTGTAGTATCTGATCGTATGTCAGAATACGCCCAGATATTTGTTGCATCTGTTCTGTACTAGCTTGATGAAGCTCTTCAATAGTCTCTTCACGCAAGTCCTCAATTACTGATAAAAAACGAGCGAAGTGCTCGTGGTTACTTAATGCTTTTAAATCACTTTCTAAGCTCATTTAATAATTTTGTTAAATTACTTGGGTCTTTCATTATTCCAACCATACGAGGACCTCTTGTCTTTACTTGACTGTACCAGTTGGAATCTTTCATTTCGACAGCTGCTTTTTTATAGTCATCGTTTGCTAATGCTTTTCGCATATTAACAAATCCAGTTACTTTATTTCCTTCAGCATCTATACCACCTAGAAGTTTTAGTCTACCTAAGTTAAAAGCTAAATCCAATGTAGCTAATCTTACGTGGTGCGGTCTTTGTTCGAGCTTTGGATCAAAAACTTTAGCATCTTCGTAAGCGTTTCTCATACTAAATACATACAAATCTTTTATTTGTTTATCGTTTAACTCTACTCCTTTGTTTACAACATCATCGTAAGTAAGTCCGTATTTATCTTTCAAGTACTTTCTATTGACTGCACTTTCTAAGTTAAATCCTACTCCGATAGTCATATTACCTTTAGTATCTTTGTAAGCAGCTGGCTTATATCCTTCATTTAGTTTCACGACATCGTATAAATCAAATGCCATTTGTCTTGCTTGAGCACGTGTTTTAGCGTACTGACTTGTGGTCATATTATCCGCCATAGTGTTATATTCCTTGAGTTTGAATATCTCCCATCTGAGCTGGTTGTGTTCCAACTCTTCCGATCTGAGCGTTTTGCATTTGTTGCATTTGGAATGTGTACTGCCCAGCGTACTTTTCAATTCTTGCAGCAAAGGCTTCATCTGTTTGAAGTCTTTCAGCAACATCTGGCTGAGAAGCGTACTGCTGAATAACAGTAAGAGCAATTTGAGCACCGTTCGGACGTGCTGGCATTTCAATACCGGAATAAATCTTCGATAAGTCATCTGTTACTTGGCGTACTACTTGTTCTTGAGCAGCTTCAATAGGCTGTAGAATCCTATCAGCGAGAACCGGATCAATGCTAGAAGCAGCAGCATCAAGCAAAGAGTTGATGTCAATACGACCGTTGCGATCAAGTTGCGTAAGAGCAACCAACTGCTGTAGCTTCTGTTCTTGAGTCTGAGGATCTGAGTTGAGGACATCATAGTTAATCATTATATCAAAGTTCTCGTTCGGGTCTCCCTTACTGAACTCAATAGGGTCGGGAGAACCAGTAACTCTGAAGAACACTGAGTCCGGTCCAAACCTTTGGAAGCACTTGTAGGCCATATTAAGAACTTCGGCTGAGTGCTGTAAAAACTTGTCCACTAAAAATTGTTTTCGTACTTGGCTGATTGCAGAGGTTTCATCCAAACCACATAGTCTGTCCGCTTGAGCCTCCATAGTCTTTTCTATTTCAATAGAACCGGTTGGAGCTGGTGGCGTAGGAGCAAAGTCCAAGTCCCCTTTACGTCTGTAAGGGATCATTCTTCCTGGTCCCCAATCTGTAGGAGCTTGTCCTACTGGGTGCAGAATCGGAGGTAGAGTAGCTAGACTGTTTCTATCAATGCGTGAATCCCTTTCTACCTTTACTTGATTTTGTATACCACGAAGAATGTCTGGAATAGTTTGAACGTCATAAAGGCGTTTACTATCTTCAGAAAGTTTGGTAACTACAATGGGATAATCTTCATATCCGTTCAGTAATTCAAATTTAGCGTATCCTCCATCGTACTCCTTGTGGAAAACTGTGCAGTAAATTCCTTCAGCACCATCCTCTTGGTCAATTAGTCTTTGGTATCCGTAAACGATTTCAATTAACTCCTCTGCTTCATAAGCGTTGTCAGTAAGAGATGTACTTCTACGACCCTCTTGTTCTCTTTCGATGGAATCAATATTGACACCTCTGTACTTATCTATCATTGTTTCCACAAAGTCAGCATCCCATCCATCAGTTACCACTTTGTTCTCTAGCTCTTGAGCAGTGTAGTAAGTCTTCCAAAAACAATACGGTGCACGCTGAGGATCGGTCACATACGGAGGGAACATAAAATCCCCATCGGGTGCAAGTGTCTTAACTTCGGGAGCATCTATTTGGCGGCGAACTATAGGTAATTCAGCTTCTCCTTTTTTGCGAAGATCTTTGATTGCTTTCTTAGCTCTTTTTGGAGTAACACCTGGAAAAGATGCTTCAAGTAAAGCTGCAAGCTCTCCATCGTTATCACCGTCTTGAATGACTTGGCCTATCTCTGGAGATACTTCGGCTATCTGACGAAGATCTAGTTTTTGTAAAAACTTTCTGTCCTCTCTGTGCCAACCTACGTAAGTAATTAACAACCCTCTCTCAAGAAGATAATTAGCACCGAGTTCCATTTCTCTCTTAAATCTTGGAATGTACCCACTAGATACCATCCACTTCAAGAAGTTGGATACAACTTTGCTTCGTGCAATGTCAGTGCTTTCTACTGGGTAGGCTCTTACATTAGCACGATTAAGGCTAGACATAAACAGAGATACAAGACGAGTAATTCTTTCATCGATAGTGTGTGCTTCCATATCAGCAGCACCTTCCCAAGGAAAAGCATCAGCACCGTGCTTTCTGTGGTCACGGGACTTGCCAGCCCACCAATTACGTCTATCATCATAGCTTGTCCTACATAGGTCGAAGTATGCTTCTAGTTCTACAACCGTTTGGTCATAGGCGTATCGTAATGTTTTGATGTCTGGCTTTTTTCCTACATAAGTAAGAGCTTCTGAAATTGAATCACTTTGCATAGATTGAATAATATAATAACACAACTATCAACCCCGAATAGGAGTACGTACCCACTTGTACTTCATTTCTTCCCCGATTGTCTCCGCTTGAACGTAAATCATTTTACCTAGTAGCAACCCTTGCATCCTTGCCGGTATGCGAACGGGTACTTTTCGTAGTATGTCCTTGATGTAGACAATCAAGAAGTTTCGGTTCGGGGCTTCTGAAAGCACTTTACCTCTGTACAAGACTGGCATAGCGATTACATCATCTAATGCAGTCTGCCCTTCTTCACTAATCCAAGTATTCTTACCCCTTCCGGTAACCGCTTCTTCATCCAAGTGCTTGAACACTAGTTCGTGGGCTTCCTCGAAAGTTAGCCCATATTCTTCTGCTATATTTGTTAGTTTCTTTTTAGCCATTAGTAGCCACCTTTCGTATATGTTATAGTTTGATAATCTCTTGAATCAATATGATCCGGACCTTCGCCGGCGTTAGCCATACGTAAATATCGAATCACATCAAAAAAGTCCTTGAGGGGTTCGTCCGCTTTTCCATTAGAGTTGTAGTTAATTAAGGAATCTATCAAGTTCCCACAATCCTTGTGAATATAACACATAGGTTGGTTCGCTTCGTCTATCTCTACATTAGGGTTGTAACTGAACCACTCGTCCAAGGCAGCAATACCTTGCTCCTCGGTTCTACCATCACTAGGAATGAAGTTCATACCAAAGTCGTAGAAGGCTGTAAATAAGTCATCATTGTTCTCGTTTTCTCTAGCAAAGTATCTAGAGTCCCCGATTCTTTCAGCTACCTCTATCTCTAGCTCTTCTTCTATCTCTTTGAATAACTCTACATATCCCTCTACATTGAATCCGATCTTTTTGGCAGCTGGTCCGTACCTCCACTTTGGATCGCCAAAAATTGCCCATTCACCATATGTATCACGGTCGGGGAACTCTCTTCTAATATAGACAGTACCGTCTCGATCCACTCCAGCCCAGATTGCAACATAGTTTCTTGCTCCGGCGGGGTCGACCACTTGATAACAAGTATACTTGGACTTATCAGAGACATCTGGGAAGGTTCTTCCTCTTTTATTTGGTACTTCGGATAATACATTTACTTCTGTGTTAAATAATGGTAACAGACTTGTCATTGACTTCACTGGCATCCCATAAGCACGCACCATTATCTCGTCTTCGGGTCTACCCTTCAAATCCTTCGCAATACGCTCGTATCCGCCGAATGGATTCTCATCTGAATGCAAATATACAATACTAGCATCTCTTTCGGGGCTGTACTGTTCAATAGGGAGTTCTCTCCTTGCTAGTAGTTCTGCCTTCCTTGTCCCTAATGTCTCAGCACCCTTCAAGTAATCAGAGATGAATGGCGTGTAGCCATCAATCGGCGTAAATCCTATCACTAGCTTAGAATCCCTAGTAGCTAGTCGAAATCTTAGTGTATTCACTAGTGCCGCATCTCCGAGATATTCGTCTAACCACGCCCCGATATTAATGTCAGTAGGATTCTTGAACCCGAACTCAAAACCCTCTAGGATGGTCTGATTGTTACTGTACTGAGTATAAGTCTTGAAATCTACACGAGTCCTAGTGTCTGGAAAGATAAATGAACTCCCAGTAAAACCATTCTGCATAGAAAAGTTAATATACCCCTCAGTACTCTTCGTCTTTCTCTTGAACTCCTTAGGCATCATCTCCCACATCGCCGCTTGCTGTACCTTGATACTAGTATCGGCGTTTTGGCTGAAACAAACAATATGACCATCAGTATTGTTCATCACCGCTTGCATCACCATCTTTGCACACCCAGTAGTCTTACCACTTCTATTACCACCTAGAACTAAGCATTCGTTGTAATTACCTAGACCCTTTCGCATACGCTCCCATCCAGGTAAGTCAAAACCGTATCGTACTGGGTCTTCCTCAGATGCTTGTATCCTACCCTCGTGTGCATTGTACAAATCCTCCAATAGCTGAGGATCTTTCTCTGCTAGTAATACAATCTCTTCGTCCGTAGGTGGCTGAAGAAAGGGATGCTTTCTAAAGGTCAGTTCCATCTATATCATCAATGTCCTCTTCGTCATCCCACCAAATTTCAAAATCGTCTCCATCCATATCTTGCTGGGTTTCACTAACAAGCATCTTGCCGACCCTATAGTTCGTGTAGTCATAGAATAAATTACCATCTTCATCCATAACAATGAACATATAGTTAGTAAAATGCTCGCCGAGGTTACCTCGGACTCTGTCAAAAAGTTCATCGTGATCTGGGTCAATCATCTTCTTCGATTATCTCAGCTGTGTCAATTTTACGCATCTCCTCCAAACGCTTCCTAGCAGCTTGTAAGGTATCCTCGTAGTCCTCTTGGGTAATAACCTTCCGATCCTCGGTAATACTAGTAGCTTCACCCCTGGTGGTCATAGTCTCCCTAAATGCATTAGCCTTGGCTATACTCAACTCCTTGAGGTCACGGAATGTTACCTCCATTTCGGGGTCGTTCTCCATTCTATCCCGAACTTTCTCCACTAAATCCTCCTCCAATGAACTCAGCTGCATATAGTTCTTTGCACTGATCTTCCCCGCTAGATCCTTCAACTGACCTAGATGGTCGGCGTAATCTACTAGCACTTGTATCACTGTAGCTCGCTGAATATTGTACTTCTTGACGATATGGGTCTGACTCTTGCCGATTGAGTACAAGTACAGTATCTCAGCCACTCGCATAGGATTGTGCCGAGATAAGCTCTTGATCTTCTTCAGTTCCTTATCGTCAGCGACTTCTCGGATAGCTTCTTGTATCCTAGCCTTGAGTTCTGCCTCTTCTGCCCCTTGAGTCATATATTTTTTTAAACCTACATTTATGTGTTACTATATATAAAAAAAACCGGAGCAAGAACCCCCACCCCCCATAAGTAAAACTTATGCAATGCATAAATAAAACTTATTATAAGTAAATTTAATGCAATTAGGTCCATAAGTATTTCTAATAGTAATTTTTATATAAGTTTTTCTAATCCGGCAGCAATCATAAATAAAACTAATGGCCTTTGTCAAATTAATTTTACTTTTTTGCGTGAAATGATTAAATTTTCTTATAAAATGCTATATATTAAAAGATATTAAATAGAGTTAGTTTACCAGAAAAATTTATATAAAATAATCTTGCATTTACTTTATTTCTTTTCCAATATGTAGACCTATGAAAAAAACACTATTAAAAAAACACATTACAAAGACGGTAAACCGTCTTTTATATAGATTAAACAATGAGACTTGTGGCGGCGACATAGGAAACCGTTATATGAAATTGCTAAAAGACCAAGCGAAAAACGATTGCAAGTTTTTTGAGTCTGGTACAGTTGCAACGCAATCTAAATTCTTTTTTCTGTCTCATTTAATTGATACAATGGAAAACGGAAGCTGTTATACAAGCGAAAGCGTAATCCATATCGTGCCGCAAGCAATTTACGCTGAAAGCATTTATTTAAATTACCCAGGCATAGTAAATGAAACATTGGAAAAAATGGAATTTCCAATTCAGGAATTTAAAAAATATTCTTATCGGGAATTATATTGCGAATAATTATACAAAAATAAATATGAAAAACGATCTTGAACATTTAGTACACGGCGGCGAAAAAACATTTTATAACGCCTTTTTTGTCTCATTAATTGCATTACTAGCAATAATTACATTAATAATCATTTTACTAATCAAATAAACAAAGGAAAAAATATGAAAAACTTATCTTATAAAGAATTAAATGAATCCACATTCAAAACAATTAAAGCTTTTGATCAATCAAACCCGATTGGCTGCTATTACGTAGGCTGGCAAGATGGATTTGAATTGTATATAATTAAAGTTGAATTTTGCGATTCAATACAAATTAATGAACAAGATGCATTTGAAGCAGCTGAAGAAATCAGTGAAAGAGAAGGCTGCGCTGATTATATCAAAAAACAAATGTATGAATCAAATTTAATTAATGCTAATTAATAACAATTTTAATAATCAAATAAACAAAGGAAAAAATATGAACATATCAGTAAATAAATTACGCAAATCTGGATTAATTGCAAATATTACGACATTGGCAAATAAAATTAATGCAAAAATAGATTGCAACGATTTAAACAATTGCGGCGAAACAGAATTAATGCAGTTGCAAGATAATCTTATCCAGCAATACAATCAAATAATTTTTAATAAAACAAAAGCTAATTAATTCCAGCAATTAAACAATAAAAGCAAATGGATCATTCAAAAGATGGTCCATTTTTTTGATCAAACAATGAATACAAAAACCAAAAGCAACGCTTACCAA